TATTAGTCTGGCCTCTGGGGCTACTGGTGCGGTTGTTGGCAATCATGGTGCTGGTGCGGCTGCTCAGGCTAATGGTATCACGGCTACAGCTTGTGTGGTTAGTCAGAACTACTATGGTGTGATTAGCGAAGATCTCAGCGCAATTCTTGATCCGGTTGTTACCTAATCAATAGACGGGGGCTTAGGCCCCCGTCTCTTTTTGGAGGAAATAGTATGCCTAGTAACTCTGCAAAATATGGCGGTAGCATGAAGAAAAAGATGTCTCACGGTAGCCACGGCTCAGGCAAGCATAATCCTTCTTCTGCCCTTGGTCCCGATAGGACAAATACGAATGCTCGGTCTCATAATCGTACAGCGGCTTCTGGCCGTGCTCTTAAAAACAAGTCTGCAGCCATTGTAGGAAAGGCTTTTGTAGGCTGACATATTCCTAATTACAATGAGAGGATATAAAGATGGCTAAAATTAAGTCAATCACTCTTGCCCCCCAAGCCCTAGATCGAAACGGTGCCGCTACAACTGAGACCCTTGCGGCTGCTCGACTTGATATGTTGCTTAATGGAGCAGGGGCCACAGGTTATGATCGTAACGGCATAGCTACAAGTCAAACTCCTTCATCTGCCGCCGCCATGACACTTGACGGTGCGCTTGGTACCGATTTTAAAAGTCGTAAGGGTGCGTATATTCTTATATACGCAGCGGCAAATGACACTGGTCGTACATTTACGGTTATAGGAACAAATCGTCAAGGTCAGAAAATTCGTGAAGATATAACTGGACCAGGGTCAGGGCTTATTGTTCTTGGAACAACTCGCTTTTTCTCTGTGACTTCTGTTACACCCGATGCGGCAACGGCGGGTGCGATTGAAGTTGGTGTGAATGGGTATATTGATTTTGCAACTGATGGTGCGCCACAGCATTTTTCAGCCTATTCTGCTGGTGATGACAGCGGAGCTACTTGGAGTGTACTGGGTGAAAATCGGTATGGAGATTCATTAACCGAAAGCGGCATTACGGGCGGAAGTACATCAACAGTAACTGGATCTTTAAATTTTGGTAGAGTAGATCGTGTCACGTTAAGCACGGGTGGGGCTGGAGCAACTGAAGGTGGTTGGGACGGCACGGCTGAAAGTCAGTGGTTTGTATTAAACTATCGTGGTAGTGAATTTAATGTGGGCCTTGGAGTTGATGTCGTAAGCGGTACGCTTACATATGCTGTTCAACACACTTGGCAGAATGTACTTGCCCCGACATATACTGAAGGTGATGAAACAGTTTTCACACACGATAGTTTAACAGGGCAAACAGCAGATCAAGATGGAAATTATTCAAATCCTGTTTTTGCTATTCGTTTGGCATTCACAGCCTTCACATCAGGTAGTGCGATTCTTCATATTTCATAAGGAGGTTACTAATGAGTTCAGGACCTAGTGGATCAGGCGTTAGTGGATTAGCAACGTTAGACGGAAGCGTAGCTTGGAATCCTGGAGAAATTGCTGATGGTGATGAAGAAGTACAGGCAGTTACCGTCACAGGTGCAGCGTTAGGAGATTTTGTCTTAGTTTCCTTTTCTCTTGATGTTATAGATTTAGCGATTACAGGTGCCGTCACAGCCGCTAATACGGTTACAGCTCAATTAAATAATAATACGGGGGGAGCATTAGATCTCGGTGCTGGAACAGTTTATGCGAGAGTATTTAAGAGAGTATAATGGCGACTAGTGGAACATATACTTGGCGACCAGATGTAGAGGAGATTATAACTGAAGCGGCAGAGCGTTGCTTGCTTGATCCAACTATGATTGATCGAAAAACAGCACTTACCATGCGTCGTAGTCTTAATCTTCTCTTTGCTGAGTGGGCCGTAAAGGGAGTAAACTATTGGACAACTGTAGAAAGTACCTTAACGCTTACCTCTGGCACTCGTTTATATTCACTACCAGTAGGAACAGTGGACATTTTAGACGCTGTTATAAGACGTAGTGATTCAGATACAGGATTAAGTCGTATTGCTTTAACAGATTATAACGCTTTACCTGATAAAACGACCACGGGTAAGCCTAGTCAATTCTTTTTTGATCGACAGTATACTCCTCAAATATATCTCTACCCTGTTCCTTCTAATAGCACGGACACCGTTATCTATTGGAATTTTTATCAAATAGAAGATATAGTTAAGTCTCAATCCGACATAGATGTTCCTTATCGTTGGACAGAGGCTATGTGCGCTGGACTAGCGAGCAAGGCCAGTATAAAGATTCCAGGGGTGCAGAATGATCGTATTATGATGTTAGGGGCTCAAGCAGAAAATGCTTTTAATGATGCGGCTACCGATGAAGGTGAAAAAGCTTCTTTGAAAATCATTCCTGTGTTTTAGGTTATGCTTAACTCTATAGAGTAGATAATGGTAAGATATGCGACAGGTGTTCATGCAAGGGCCGTATGCGATATATGTGGGTTGGAATATCCCTATTTATCGCTTCAAACGCAATGGGACAATTTACGAGCATGTCCTGAATGCTTTGATCCGAAGCACCCGCAAATTAAACCTCGTGTTGTTTCAGATCGTACAGCACTTTATCAACCACGCCCGAGTACCAATAGGAGAGAGGATGCTAGATATCGACCGTGGCTTGGTTTTGAGGCTAAGGGGATTGTTGCAGATAAAGTTGTTATTTCTCTCGGTACCACACCGTCTTCGATTTCAAGTACAACGGCAGTGGGTAGTGAAAGTATTCAAGCAGATGCTTATAAGTCAGTTACAGGAATTGCTTCAACAACTGCCGTGGGTACAGAAATACCAACAGCTCAAATTACTGAAACAGGACTTGCGGCAACCGGAGCCGTGGGTACTGAAAGTATTCGAGCAGATGTTACGCTTACTGAAACAGGTCTTTCAACTACCGTGGCAGTGGGTAATGAAGTGCCGATGTCGGCAGCTATTGAAACAGGACTTGCGGCAACCGGAGCCGTGGGTGACGCCAATATTGCGCTCTTGGGTTGGGGTAATGGTCTCTGGGGTGAAAGTAACGATGCCACCGATGCTTGGGGTAATTAAATGAGCATTACATATGATGCCCTGGTTACTGATTTAAAAGAATGGGCTGAAGATGATAGCGAAGAATTTGGAACGAGTATTCCAGATATTATTACTCGTTCAGAAGATAGAATTCATTTAGATTGTCCTAATCTCATTTCTTACCGTACAGTAGAATCAGGTAATCTTTCTTCTAGTACAAGTACCTATACTACAACAGCTACAGATATTCTTTCTATTCGCTATATTCGTTTAACTGTTTCTTCTGCCTATGTTTTTGTAGAACAAAGGTCTGAAAGTTATCTTGAAGACTTTACCCTTGGCACAGCTACAACGGGTCAACCACAATTTTACGCTCAAGTTTCAGCCACTACTTCTGGGACTACTTTATTGTTCGGGCCATCGCCAGACGATGCTTATACTATAGATATAAAATACAAGAGACGACCTAGCGGGTTATCTTCGTTAGTAAGTACAACTTATTTAAGTATTCTTTTTCCCGATGTGCTATTTAAAGCGGCCATGTATGAATCTGCTATATTTTTAAATAGAGAAGATACCATGAAGCAGATGCTTCTTGGAGAGTTTACGACAGAAGTGGGGAAAATGAAGCAAGAGGTTCAACGTAATCTAATGGAAGAGGACGCAATCTAATGTCAATCACACAGGCGATGTGTACTTCATTCAAACAGGAATTGATGAATGAAGAACATGATTTGAATTCGGACACAATTAAAATCGCACTATTCACAAGTTCAGCAACTTTGAATGCAACCACAACCGCATATTCAACGAGTAATGAAATCTCAGGAACTGGGTATACGGCAGGCGGCGTGACACTTACCTCAGCCGCACTTGCTACTAGCGGGACCACGGCTTTTGCTGATTTTGCTGACGCATCATGGACATCTGCTACTTTTACAGCTAATGGAGCAGTGATCTATAATTCATCAGCCAGCAACAAGGCGATTGTAGTTCTGGCTTTTGGAGGTGACTTTACTGTGACAGCAGGAACATTTTCAGTGGTATTTCCGGCGGCTGATGCGTCTAATGCGATTATTCGTCTAGCTTAGGAGATAAGAAATGG